TACCCGCATTCTTCCAATCCGGCAAGGAACGATGTAAAATCATATCCGCTGTTCGAGGATAAAACGCCGGGTACGTTTTCCCATATAACCCAGCGGGGGCGATATGTTTCAGCAATTCCCAAATAGGCATACATGAGAGCGCCTCGCTTGTCAGCGGTTCCGCCTCGCTTTCCGGCAATACTGAAAGACTGGCAAGGTGTTCCTCCGACCAGAATGTCAAATTGTCCTGCGTTCCATTTTTCATACTGTGTTATATCTCCATAGTTTTTTACGGCAGGGGATTTTTGTTTCAACAATTCGCAAGGGAAAGGTTCTATTTCTGAAAAGCCGATAGGCTTAAAACCTAACGATTCCCATGCAACGCTTACCGCTTCAATACCGGAGCAGACGGATAGATAGGTCATATCATATCCCTAACTTTTTGCATTTTTCTTTATATTCCGTCCAATCTAAATTAATTCCGCAACAAGGACATTGAGTTATTTTGTCGCAATAAAGGGATAGTTCCTTACCTCTGTTTGCAGCCAAGCAAATAGGACAAACACATTTAACTGAATCAAAGGCATCAAACACAGGATTATAACCTACCGAAAGAATAGGTTTTACTTTTATTTCTGTTTCAGGGAAAAGAATCCTTCCATCGTAGTCATCTTGTATAATAGTCAAATTGAGATAAGGATTAACAATTTTTTCTTCAATCATTTACTCCTCCACCAATTCCCCGCAGGGACTGCCATCGTCGGCAAAAACATAATGTTCCAACAGAAAAGAAAAAGGCTCCCAGTATTCGTGGCCAATAATAGTAAATTTTTTTGATTTTAAAGCTCCAATTAAAAAATATCCTTGGGTTGTTTTTGATTTTATCCACCCGCCGTGTTTCCTTATTGCTTCCATCGCTTTTTCAATGCTTTCAAACGGCTTGTATTTCGGTTCGGCGGGCGGTTCGATGAGATAGGCGTAATTATATGTATAAAATCCATCAGAAAACTGAATATCGCCATAGTCTTCGACGCATCCGTATAGGCCGGTGAATTTTCGTACAACATCTACAGTGTCTCCTGTTTCTACTTCCTCGCGCAAAGCCTTTACCGTATCAGCAAAAACACACTTACTCCCAATCGGTAACTCATCCGCATTAAGCACGGTGTATACTCTCGATTTGTCAAATTCCATTGTTTATTCCTCCTCGCTTTTGTAAAAATCTTCGTTACAACGAGCGAACGCCCCTTGTCCGTCAGCTTTTATTGGAAGATCTCCTTCACATTCAGCCAGCCCTAGAACTTCCGTATATTCACGGTCTGCAAAGCAAGAATCAAAGATCTCATCAGCGGAACATTCAAAGATTTTATAGGCATCTTCAATGTTCCTTGCCCATACTTCAATTTCCTCTGTATAGATCAGTTTTTTGATATACGCCGAATACCGCTTAAACCCTTTTGCTTTCATTTCTTCGATTGTCATTTTGTTTTTTCTCCTTCTTCCCAATCTACCGGGATAAAGATTTTATCAAGCTGCAATTTGTCTTTAACAAATACTGTTACGTGTCCCAAATCAAAAAGACCGTAAACTTTCCAATCGCAAATTTTGTTATCTTTTTTGATACCTGAATTACACTCGTAAGGATTTGTCGTAATTCCTTTACAGTAAGGGCAAATAAACTTCTTAGAAGGAATGGATTTTAGAAAATCATCTACAGTGTCAAAAACAAAAACTTTACCCTCTTCAATTTTTGGCATATTACAATCTTGATAATAGTTCATATACCAATAATCTCGTTTTTCTTCCCATTTATCCAAAAGTTCAGAAGCTGACAGATTTAGTTTTTCTGCATAATACAGCACTCTGTCTATTACCCAGTTTAATTTTTCTGCATATTCTGCATTTTTCGGGTTTCGAGCAATATCTTTCTCAACGGCTTGTGATAAAGTCTGATACCCTTTACATTTTTTCAATTCAATCAAATCTTCTTTTTTCATTGTTTCACCTCTTAAAAAATCTATATTTTATTTTTAAGCCACAAAGTAAATTATAAGTATCCATATTTTACTTTCATGGTTTTCAATCCATCAGCTTTTGTATATCCGCTTTTTCCGCACCCATACCGATAAGCAGCAAGGTACAATAGCCGATGATGTCTGCCACATCATTGACGCGTGGAAGTTGATCATTGTTTTCCATAACGCGGCTCAATTTATCGTCAAGCCGAATAAGAATTGAACTGACCACATTTCCTTTGTGAAAAATACGCTTAGGGTGTAGCGCGCTGTCTCCGTATTTTTCATTTTTGTATAAAAGTAACTCGCGCATCGCGTCTGTTATTTCAATAATTTTCTGTTGTGTTTCAGTGCGGTCTGTCATGGTATTTTTCCCTATTTTGACCAAGTAAATTTTTCTCCGCAAAACGGGCAAAACTTAAAAAGTCTGCCTTTACTTTTTGCACAAGTTTTGTAAAAGATAGCGATGACCGGCGCATCTGCAATGCTGAATTTTTGAGAAAACATCATTTCCTGCGTAATACCGCGCAGCACTTTTATTCCTTTGCCGCCATCAGTGCTGTCAACGGCATTAAGCAATTCGTCGCATAGCCCGTTTTTAGAACATTTATTTGTTTCTGTCATTTTTCTGCCTCCTATCTTACGTCTTTAAAATGGATTGCATATACCGGTTTATCGATATGTAAATCCGTGTCTTTGCCGTCTACAATTTCAATCTTTGTAATCCATGCCTTTAGTATTTCTTTGGTATAGCCTAAGCGAAAAATACAGGGGACAGGAAAATTATCAAAGATATGTGGCTTCTTATCAAAATCCCAATGATGTTCCCCATATTTTAAAACAGCGAGGGAAATCCTTTGCGTCCAATACGGTTTTATTTCCCGATACTCTACCGTCTTCTCTCCGCTTTTGATTTTTTCGTACCATTCTTTTTTCAATGGAAATATGAGCATATTCTTTTTCTCCCTAACACAATGCAACAGCGATCCCTGAAATTAAAGCAAGTAACCCAATCCCGCATAGTATTACCAGTAGGAAAATCTTGAGAATGGTGATAATCCTCTCGGTAATATTTTCAAAATCGTAATCGTTCATACTATCTCCCCAGATTGAAAGGTTCCTTGCTCTGCCAATTTTATTGTTTCCTGTAACAAAAAGTGTAAAAAATCTTTACTTACCCCGTTTTGTGTTACAAGGCTTGCAATCTGTTTAATGAATTTCTTCTTTTCTGTGTTAGCCATTTCATTCCATGCATCAAGATCAATGTCTTGCTTTCTCAATATTGAGCTTCTTTTTTTATCCATGATTTGAAGTTTCTCCTGTATAGTAAATTTTTGTATGAAATCTTCCTTCTCAGCATCAACGGCTTCTATAAGTATTGATAACGAGTTCATTACCCTCACCCCTTCACCGCATTACTATCAATCGCTTTCTGAGCCGTTGCTGCAATCCGTATCATTTTAGCGGCACAATAGATTGAATTATTTTTAATTAAGTTAAGATACTGGTTTGCTAAAGAATCGTAATAGCCGTTTTGAATACACATAAAAACAGTATCCAACACTTCTTCGATGCATTTAAACACACCCTTTGATTCGGCCATTTTTTCGGCTAAAACGCCGTACGCTTCGTATGACGAATGAAACAGAAGGGCTTCTTTGTCTTTGTTAGCCCGCTTAAACTCGTTTTCTACCTCTTGTTCTACTTCGTTCAACAGTTTTTCCATGCTTTTATTCCTCCGCTATCAACTTTTTGAACAACACTAATCTGCTATACAGCTCATAGGCGATTCTTCTTTGAATTCTAATTGTATTTTCCGTACAAAAATAAAGCTCACGTACTTTTTTATCCAGCATTCCAAAATCAATGGAATTAAAAAAACTGATACCATCACTAAACAACCGATAAATTTGTTTCTGCTTCTTCATACTGACTTCTCTTCGCATGACGTCATCCTCCAAAATGGCCGATGTAATCCCTTTTTGGCTTAAGGCTACTCGACCAATACACGGAATGGGTTCCACGTTAAAGTGTAAATGAAGCTTCCAATCATCTTCTATGCGAGTAATCTTCCATTCAGGCGACATCCCTTTACCAACTAAATACACGCGCAATGCTTCCATTCGATTTTTGTGGGATGCATGTAATTCTTCAAATTTTTTATTGTCGAAAATGATAATTTCTTTTTCCAATTCTGCTATCATATCCAATAATTTCTGGTTCATTTTATTTGCCTCTATAATGCCTTGAAAAGTTTGGAAACGTACTCTCCAAAATGAGAATTAGTACCTTCCTTTATAACGCCGAGGATATAAAAGAGAGTATCTTCGAACGTTGGAAAATACGTACAGGAAGCCCACCATTTTCCCTCTTTTTGATAGACAGCGGTAAACAAATCGCCTTTAACGCATCTCACCGATGACGGAAATTGTTTGATAATAGCGTAGTCTTGATCTGCAAAAACGACTTCCGCTTTACCTTCTAAGTCCGCTGTTTTAAGATATTGTCTGTTCTCCTTATATTCATTCTGTTTTTTTTCTGCTAAACGAAGCTGTTTGCTTTTAGCAAAAGCAGGTAAGGCATCAAATTCTTCTATGGTCATTTATTTACTCCAATAATTCCTTTATCTTCTCACCGCCGAAATGCGCTGCGGTAAGGTTTACAAACTCTTTAAGCGTAAGCCGGTCATCATCTTTAAACGCGTGAGTACGCATAAATTCATCGCGTCCAAAACGGCAGGAGCCGGTGAGCATGCCGTGCCATTCGTATAGTGTGCTGACGGGAAGTTTTTTATCCGCGCTGCATGAAAAAAGCGCTTTCAATTCTTCTTTCTTCGTTTCAAAATCGATGTTCCGGTAATACTTTTCTTTTGCATCTTGAAGCGCCTTCCGCAGCGTTTCTCCGTGCGCAAAAAAGCCTTTGCATTTACCGATAAACGCCGTCCATGTGGTAAAATCCGTTTTATTGATAACGTCAACCTTTGCCCATACGTCATGCACCGTTTTGAATACGCATGGGATGCCGTCAACAACGTATACGGGTTCCCCGTTGTAAGTGAGAATGGTAAGGGCTGCGTTGTTTACATTGCATGTGCTCCCTAGATATTTGCCGCCTATTCCTCTTCCGTACGAATCACCGCTTCCGGCGTCTCCGTCTCCGAACCCGGTTCCGTTTTTGCCACCGCCTCGCGCAATCTCGATTTCGTCTATATAGTATGATTTTCCATTTCTGGGGTTGCACCTCTCATACGCTCTGTTTCCCTCTCCACCTCTGATGCCGCTTTCCCCTTTTCCACAGCCGTATCCGCTGCCATAGGTGCGTTCATAGATCAAGTTGTTGGTACGGTGATGGAAAACGGTACGCATAGTGCATGTACCGCGTAAAAACCTCTTTATTTGTGCTGCGTCCATACGGCAACTCCGTCAATACTTGCAGCGGCTTCTTCCGTTACGGAAAGGATTTCAATAACTTCAAAAAGTTTTACCTCATCGACTGCGACCGGAAACATACATTTTTCCGGTAATGCCGTTCCAAGCTGCGCCAATTCCGACAAGGACGACGCCCCTTCCCAATACCAAATGCGCCGCGCATTGGTCATAACGACCGTATTTCCGTTTTCTTCTTTGATGTTTCCGAAAAACACTCCCGCGTTCAGTGTCCGTACGATTTTCCGTGTTTCCATAGTGTATGCTCCTTACAAATTGTTATAAGGCAAGGTTGCCTTGTATTTGTCCGCCTGCAAACTCAAATAGAGAAAGCTGCTGCTGGTGCCCGTTAAAACGCGCTTCTTGCGCTTGAAAGCAATCAGGATCAATCTCAATGCCTACAAAATCAAAACCCATATCATAGGCTGCGATACGGCTTGAACCTGAACCTAAATGTGTATCGAGTACACTGTATCCGGTCTTTGCAAAAATCATTAAAAGCCATTTATATAATTCAACAGGTTTTTGAGCAGGGTGTATCTTCCCTGAATATCGATTATCAAACCGAAACAATTTTGCAGGTTCATTAAAGTTAGTCCAAGCAATTTCAACAGCTGAAAAGTTTTTAAAAGGTTGTACTTTATCCCAAACTATAGGACAGCGGTAAGGCGGCAAATCAAAATAATTACCGCCCCAGATAATTTGATACTTACTTATTCTAAAAAGTTCCTTCCAATATTCAGGTTTAGGTGGCTTATCCCAACGAGTTACATCATCAGCTTTTTTATTTAAAATACGATTTTTTAATTTTCCTCCTCCATGCGCAAAATTTTTTCCTGTCATATCTTCAACCCCATAAGGAGGGTCTACAATAGCAAGATCAAATTGTTTATTGCTGCATTTTCTCATATAATCTATGCAGTCCATGTTGAACACTTCGCTTTTCATCGTCTTTCCGGTTCTCTTATCCTCTTATGCCTATTGCGTATTCCGCTCGAACTATTGAATTGCCAAGAGTGCATTTCCGCACGTTATTCTGTCCGCATCCTCTTCTTTTGACGGTACGAATACAATTACATCCCAACCTTCGGCAACAAGCGGCTTTTCAAACTTTTCATAGACATCAAAATCGGTAACAATTTCGTACCCGTTTGATACAGCTTCTTTTGTTTCGTGAATAGGTGTTATTTTAATAATGAATTTTTTCTTATCAAAATACCAATCAAGTACCTTCGGGTCTAAATCCGATTTTGACGTTACAGCAAAGTTTAGTGTGTACTTTCTTCCGACAGGATATGGAAGTTTATCTACAATTTCTGAAATATCGGCTAATGATAAACTCATGTTTCCAAACATTTTATTTCTGTCATCTTCATTGACCGTATTGATTGATAGCTGTAACCCTATGCCTCCGCTCCATTCATAACGAAGCGCAACCCAATTAAAAAGAAACTCCTCTAAGCTCTTGTTGTTTTTAGGCATCATCGTAGAAACAACAGGATGATATTCATTGAACATCCCTTTTGTTATCTCTCCGATAATTTTTGCTGTTTTTATTACGTCAAAATTAAATGTCGGCTCTCCCATACGTGCAAAGTGAACATTCAACCGCTTTCCATGTCTAATGCCTGAAAGCGCAATGCCGCCGGTTATTTCGTGTAGCATCTCTGCCATAGAAGCATTGCCTTTAAAGCCGAGTTTCGGGCAATCACAAAAATTACAATTCATGGGGCATCCTTTTTGCGTGGAAACGGTTACGACCAATTTTTCTGTAATATCAACCGGCATATGTTCGACTTTATCAATTCGTTTTGTATAACCGAGAAAATCAGCCTTAATATTGTTTTGTTTACCATAATCGCCAACATAGAGGTACTCAAGATTGAGGTCTGTGTCAGATACAATACTACCCGTGTGTGTGTTCGTTATTACTCTCATTTTCTTTTCCTTCGTAGTTATTCCCTACTTCTCTCCATAGAGTATGTACAACATTTGTTCCGCTGTCGTATTCGGGAAAAGTTCGGTAAACCGTTCTTTAACATCTGTCTTTATAAGTTCGTTAATCAGCTCTTCCTTAAAAACCGAAGCCTTTTCCGCGTAGTGCTCCATGATCGACTTATAAAGTTCGTATGAAAAACTCCGCTTATCAGTTGACACCATGCTTAAATATGCTTGATTAAATCCAAGCCGTGCGGCCTGTTTCGCTTGCGATTCACCGTAATCGACACGAAGTTTTGCAAGTATTTTTCCCACTTCATTTCTGTAACAAACCGTGCTTGAAAATCCCATTCGCTTATCCCTTATTTATCTGCCCGATAATCGGGTGCAATAATTGTTATAATTTCAGTGTTTTGTCGTAACCGGCTCAAAATATCATTATCTAAATAGTTCTCAAAACATTTTTTGCATCCCTTTACTTTACAATCACGTTTTAAATGCGTGTTTGCAAGCAGCATAAAAGGCAATCTTCTCGTATGCCGTTTATCGAGTATATAACTAAGCCAGTTCAATTCGGACTCGCTTCCCTTTGTCCTTCCCATTTCGTCGATGACAAGTAACGGGATAGAAGCAAGCTCATTAACAATTTCAAACTCATCTCTTTCTGCATTTTTTCTATAACTATGGCGTATCATCTTTGACATTTCATACATAGTTAAAATCTTGCCGCCGATTTCTTTAACAGCAATACTTCCCAACATTGTTTTTCCTACACCGTTCGATCCTAATATGATTATTTTTCCTGCCTTTTCAGCTATCATTTTTTTGACAGCCGCAAGTGCTCTGCTTTGTTCCCGACATTGTACCTTGTAGTCTTCGAGAGTTTTTAACCAAAATTCAGGCTCAATATTTTTCGCTTTCATCTTCGCTTGAAAAGAGGTTCTTGCTCGTTCACTCTCTTTCTGTCGCTGTTCGGCTTCTTCCCGTTCCTGTTCACAGATCGGACAAAAGGGATGAGCTTCACCGCATAATATAAAAGCTTCACATTTGACTTTTCCGTGTTTTTGACATATAAAATCAAGAGTCTGTCGACTGATTGGCAGAAGACCTCTTTTATCAACAACTTGCATACCTCCCCCTTAAAGTTCAATCCGGTCAGCAGGCATGGCATTCGTTTCATTTTCAGTCTTTGCATACTTTTCAAAGTTGAAGTTTGCAGGAATAAATTGCAAAATGGTATTTTTCTCACAAAAGCTGTAAAAACTCTGTTCGCTATTCCACCACGTAAGCCCTTTCCGTTTCAGATCTATGACTTTTAAATAGTTTTTCACCGCTTGAATGACATCATCGCTATTTAACTGCAATCGTTTAATTGCGACACTTGCAAGTTTAAAATCACGCATAGTGAACTCGATGATATTTTTCCCGCACGGTAACCCGTGCGAAAAATAGATGTCGAAAATCATTTCCGCATAACTTTTATTGACGCCTGTTTCAAGCCCATGTGCAATTTCAACCGATTTTTTTTCAGGTTCCGCCTCGATTTCCGAATCGTCAACACCAACGTTTTGGCTTTGCGGTTCTGCTTCGGGTATCGGAGGCGCTTCTTCCGCAGGCTCTGCAGCCGGCGTTTCTTTCGGGTGTTCAATCGGTTTTTCATCTGTTTTTTTCAGTGAATAAACACCTGATGCGTTTTCAACAAGCATTGCTTTTTCTTCGAGGTTATTCGTTACTTTAAACCTATCCCTTCTCAATGTGTTATTTATTTTCCAATGGGTTATCACGCAAATTCCGGAATCAAAGCGGATTAAAAAATCGTTCCGAATAAGATGCTGCAAATCATCTTCATTTGCGCCGCATACCTTTCTGATTCGTTTAGAGTTATTGACAAAACCTTCGTCATCAGCATTCATCGATAGATGAAAGTACAAAGCCTGTGCGGAAGGCGGTAAGTCTAAAAACATATCGCTTTCCGTAATTGACTTTGAAAACATCCGTCTTTCACTCATTGCAATTTACCCCCGTTAATCAATCTGTTTTACCGCAAGATTGATTATTCCCGTTTTGTCATAGCCGATATTGCGGTGAGCAAGAAGTTCTTTAAAATGTGTGATTTGTTCAACGGTGCCTTCAAGCGTCATCGACGGCACAATAGCGAGTCCCATTTCTGCAGCAATATCCCTTACGCTGTTTATTATGGGTTCACTTCCATAGATGTTGAATCGGTAGGTCTTTTCGGTAGGCGCTTCCACCGGTTTCTCAGACGGTACGGAGATGCTCTTTACTTCGTGCGTGTCAAAATCAACCGCTACAACGGTCTGCGCGTCTTCGCTTGTTTCTACTTCCGGCTCTTGTACTTCTTTTTGCTTTTCAGCAGCGGCCGCTTTTTTCGCCTCTTCTTCGCTCTTTTTCTGTGCTTCCATAGCAAGTAGCCGTTCACGGTTTGCTTTAAGCTCCGCCCCCTTATTAAGCGTTGCTTGCAAATTTAATGTAGACAGATAGAGGTCTTTTAGAACTGCGGTGTCCTCGCCGAACGCATCGAGTGAAGCAAGATCTCCATTGATACGACTGATAATGTCGTCAAGTTCAACGTCAATCGTTGCGAGCTTATATGTTTTATTCAGCCATCGTGTATTAAAAATGCGATCCAGCGTTATAAGATTGAATTTCTTTGCTTCCCACAGCTCCAGTATCTTGTAGCGTTTTTCTTCTTTTTCTTTGTTTTCCTCATTCTTGACGATTACATCAAGTTTGCTGCTCGCGCTTTTCATCATATCGATCGTTTCTGTGATAATGCCTTTGAACTCTTGAAAAGGCATATTCCATTCTTTTTCAAGCGCGATGCGGCGATCGTTCAACGTTTTAATGGCGTTGTTTATTTCAGCCTTATCAGTTGCGGCTTGTTTTGCCCCGCCGGTGTAATTATCAACGGAATACTCTTTAAGTTTCTCCGATACATATTTCTTAATATCATTTGCATTGGTAACAAGACTTCCAAGAGTCTTTTCTTTTACAATTAACGCCAAAGGGTTGTTTTCCATTTTGTTTAACCTCTCATTGTTTAGTCTGTCAAATTTTTTGCCGCAAACAAACTGCTTACAGCAACTCCATTATTGCGGAATAGGTAAGTGTCCTGCTTTCTCAAACGCCCGCTCAACTTTACCGCGCAAGTGCGGATATTTTTCCAAAAAGGCAGGCCAACCGCACCGGTGAAAAAATTCATGTTCTTCACGTGTAAGGGCTAAAACGTTCCACGCGCAATTTGCGAACTGCGGAGCAGCACCTCTGCTCACGATGTGATGGCAGTCAATGTCTCCGCCAACGCCACTTGCCTCGCTGTACTTTGCCGTCTTGCGCCATTCGTCTACCGTGAGATTGTCCATATAATCCGTCTTTTGCTTTCCCCGCCATATTTCCCATTCGTACAGAATACTTCGCACATCCGCCTGCAAGTCATAGGAAAGTTGGCAGTCGGTCGCCAAATGATATAACAAGCCGTCGATAAAGCGTGCGGCCGCAACCGTATTTGATTCTGAAATATGTACACTTCTCAAAGTGTCCTTGCGGAGCTTACTGGGTACTTTGTCCGCATACAGTTCAAGCAAATCGAGATACAAGTCGTATTTTTCGCTTTCAGTCGGCTTACGGTTTTCCATCGATTCAAAGATAACCTCTACCAGTTTCCACACGGCATTAAGCTGTTTGAAACTCCGCTTTTGAAATTGAGCGTCAATATCGCATTTCAAAAGAATTTCAGTACAGCTCCTTTCTTCACGCTGTTTTTTTGACAAAAACAGTTTGTTGATCAGAATTTTATCTTTCCCGTCGGTAGGGCGCAAAACAATTTGCTCTTTGTACAAAATGCCGTGAAAAAAACAGGTTATCTTCACAATCACGCTCCCTTAAAACAGCCCGTCGGGAATCTCTTCGTCTGCACCGATTTGTGAATCAAAGGATTGGGTTACACCTTCATTTCCACTTTGGGTGGTATTTTGTGCCGGCTGATCGTTACCGCGCTGTACGCTTTCTGTTTTTTCAGTCTCCGCGGGAACTTCGTGCAATGCAGCACTTTCGGGTGAGTAATCAAAATTTTGTGTATAAGTGAAGTCATTACCGTCTTTGATGATGTTCGTATTGATGATTGCGCTGTCACCATTTACAGCTTCTGCGATCTCCGATTGTTCTACAACTTTCGGCGCATACTTGAGTACTTTTTTAAGCACGGTTTTCTTTGCCATGCTTTCAGGGTCTGTCGTCCACGGTGAAGTATAGCCCTTTTGTACCGACTGTGAATATTTTTTTGCGTGCGCTTCAATCGCTTTCCAGCTCATCACCTCAAATGCGCTTGCACCGTTCTTCAATTCGTACAAGGCATAGACGTAAATAGGAGTTTCACTTTTTTCTTTTGGCCGATGAATAAGTTTCTCATCAAGTCCATAAGAATAATCAAAGTCGTCACCTTCATAGACAACACGTGCAACAATCTTCTTGTATTGTCCAGTACGATAACAAAGATCAATCAACCCCTGATACCCGAGCTGAAACTGCGTTTCAAAACAGCCTTTTTTGCTGTTATAAAACGGGATCAGATATGCCTGACCGAGCGGCGTGTTGCACTCCAGCCCTAACTGCGCAGATGTTAAAAGTGCCCCCATAAAGGATTCAGGCGTACACCCTGAAAGTTTTGCATCTTTTGAGAGAGCTGTAAGCGCAATCCGCATCATGCGCTCCGGCGTAATATTCGCAGGCAGCGCATTTTTAATCTGTCCGCTCATTTTTGCAACCCACTGTTTTAAAGTCGGCGATGTACCATTTTGGGCATTTGCAAGTTTTGTACTTGCATTATTTCCGTTTACCTTCATTTTAATTTCTCCTCTGCATTTAGATTAAGGCTATGCCCATTTGGTATAACCTTTTAGCAACCTCACGTGTCGCTTCAATGTCCGCCAAAGCATCATGTGCATTTTCAAGGTTCACACCTAAGTGTTTTGCCACAGTGCCGAGTTTTCTGTCGGGAAGATACGGTAACGCTTTCTGCACCTCTGCCTTTTTTACTTGCAGGAATACATCAGCGATAACGTTGATAAAATAATCCTCAAGCCGATAGCCGTTTCGCTCAAAAAGGGCTTTAAGGTGCCCTATATCAAATCCTACGTTGTAACCGGCAATGATCATCTTTTCAGTCTTACTGCCGTCCTTTTCAAAAAGTTCTCTTGCCTCCGCAAAAAACGCAGCAATTTTCGGAACCTCTTCTTTTTCAGGTGGAAACGCTTTTATTTGCTCTTCTGAATAGCCGTGAACCGATCCGGCACCTTCGTGATACTTAATCGTTTCGCTTAACGGATTTAAGAAAAAACACCGCTCACAGATCAGCTGTCCGTTATCAACAAGCACACAGGCAACTTGAAAGGCAGCAGAATCGTTGGTGTCTATACCGGTCGTTTCCGTGTCAATCCACATGAAGCGCATTTTCAGCCTCCTGTATGTCGACAAGCCGCCGGATAAAGCCGACTTTTGCTTTCAAATGAAATAAGACACCTTTGACACCAAACAACCCTTCAAAGTAATTAATTGCTTCTTCCGGTAAAACCTTGTCCGCACGTCTGTGCGTGCCAGAGCTTTCCTCAAATGCCACGCGTTTTTTCAAAAACTTATCGCACTGCCGTATGCCCTCGTAGCACCGCTCCCGTTCCGCCTCGAACATTTACAGCTCCTTCGCCTTTGTAATACGCAGTACGCGCGAAACGCTTTCTTTTGCGTATTCATCGTACACACCGGCTTTTTTCAAAGCATTCATGTCAACCCGTTTTGAAACCTGTGTGTTAAGCGATATTTTCCAACGGCCGCAGGTTGCGATTGTCTTAGACGCATTTTCTCCGCCGGATGCTTGTGTCATTTTAATCAACACCTGCTCCTTGAGTATGTCGCTTTTTTCCTGTAGGTCTTTGATTTGACTGTCGATAACAGCCTTCTCTTCGAGCAGTTGTTCGGTATCCTCGTTGAGCGTAATTTCTTCGGCCATCGGCAACGCTTTCACGAGGTCAAGCTCGTTCTCATTGCCGGTAGGAGCAGGCATAACATTTGCAAGTACAAAATCGTTCCAGAACACACCTTCTGCTTCGATAAGCCGGTTAATAAACTCGTCATTTCGCGGAATAACATAATGTCTTCCGGTGTATTGGTCGAAAATAAAAACGGTAAGCACAAAGAAGGTAAGCCCTGTAACTGCCATGTAATGTTGAACCTGTGCATAGTAGCTATCGGGAATTTCGTCTGTTGTGAAACCATCGCCGGTACGTGATGTTTTTATTTCGTGTCCGCCAAGACCGGAAACAACACTGCCGGCGATTTCTTTTTCCCCTTCAACGAATACCAATCCGTCAAAATTGGCGTTCATAAAATCGTGTTCTTTGTTTGTGAACATGCCGGGAACCGTTTCAATTTGAATTCCAAGCTCTTCGCGCGCTTTTTGCCGTACAGGATCTTCAAGTATGTTTCCCCATTCGGCAGCCTTGCTTCCTTCATGCACCGCAAGATCTTTTTTTGCAAAATAAACGCTCAAGGGCGTGGCATATTTGTTTAAGCCCATAATTGCCCCCGCATCGCTTCCACCGATTCCCGATGCACGCAGTTTAAGCCATTCGCTTCGGCTCATTGCACTTGTGTCGGTTAAACGTGCTTTACCACGTTCAATAACTTGCTCATACAACATTGATTTCTCCTTCTTGAATTTTTCGTGTCAATTCGGCGTCAAAAATCAATTTGATACCCAAATCTTTAGGGTTATCGCCGTCAGGTTCACACCCAAAGTAAGAGCCGAAATAGCACAAGCTGTCAGTGCCTTCTTTGTAGCGCTCCATAAGTTTTTCAAAGCCGCAAAAAAGGTTATCGGTATCACCGAAAAACTTGTTTCCGTAGCGGTACTTACCGTCCTGTTCATAGACATCACGGAAAACAGGTCTATCCCAGTCATCAACTCCGTAAAAAACCACTTTCAATTCTTTTAACCCCTTCATACATCCCTCACTCCTATCTATTTTTTTGGCGGTTCAGTCTTGCCATCTCGTAGCGTAACTCCGCCGCTTGATCAGTGCCGTATCCCATACCGAATAACAGACATTCTCTGATTGTGCCGACAAACTTTTTGCCCTCTCGTTCCGTCTCAAACAGCGATATTTTCTTTTCGCCGTACACAATTTTAACCCGTCGCATTTTCATAATGCAGCCTCTACGATGTAGTATTGTTTTACACGACATTTCTCTTTGTAGCGGTTAAGAACTTCTATCCACTTGTAGGATATGTCAAAACCTCTGTCTTTTAGTTCAAAGATACGTGCAGACAGCCGTGTTTCGCCTAAATCGTTGTAGGCCTCTAGGGTGGTAATTGAACCGAACTCTTTCATGTAGTTAAAAACTCGCTGCGCTTTTTTGCTCAACTTGATGTCTGTCGATTTGAGTATCCCCATCGCTTTCTCCCATATTTTTCAATGACTCTTGTACAACTTGTAACCGATTGTTAAGCTGCGCGATCGTCTTTCTTAGCCGTTTCTCTTCTTGTTTCAGTCGTTCTTTAGGATCGACTTTTTCAGAATCTCCAAGGTCATCGTCGGTTGCTTTTGGTTTTTGTTTTGCGATTGCTTTTACCTGTTCAACAGTCTTGCCTGTGTTAGCAGCTGTTTGCGCCGCATGTTTAATCATAGGGTCTTTTGCTAAATTGACCGCTTTGGCAATCTCTTCATTGTCTTTGCTGCCGCTCATGGTGTTCTGCATAAGAGTCTTTGCTTTGTTGCGACTCATTTGCAAGTCATGTTCAACAACATCCTCAACACGCTCCCCATTTTTTGCACAGCTTTCATGCAGTTTTAAAATTATCTGGCCGAGTTTTTTTTGCGCCTCTATGATTTGCTTCTGAATCGCTACGGCCTCCGCTATAAGGGCGGCCGTTTCATCGCTTCTGTCCCGCACGTATAGCTTCAGCTCAATTGCAGTGTCTATCAGGTCGTAAAATGTTGCCCAGAAGATACCGGAGTGTGATTTTGAGTTTTTCACGCCCTTTTCGGTGATTAAGATGTGATGGGTAAGCTCATGTATCGCTGTGTACATGAGCTGATTGTCCGTAGTAAAATTTTTGTTATTTAAAAAGATTTCTTTGGTAAACGGTTTATACAAACCGTTTACTCTACTTGATCTTTTACCCGTTTGGGTAACTGTAAAGTCAGTCTTACAGTAATAAAGCTTGCTTAATGCAGCCTTAATTTCCTCATTCGTCACTTTCTAACCCCTTACAAGAAAGGGCTTGTCCCTGCGTACTGGAACAAGCCCTTAAAGACTAGCCTTGCGGCTAGAACCGACAAGCGGTTTAGAAAGTACGCTCATCTAAGCCGCCTGAACGAAGCGCAATTTACGCTTCCCAAGTTGCTTAGAGATTAGCACTTCATAACAACAGCAAAAAAATTCAGAATCATCACACTTTAAAAATATCAGCTTGTTTATTCCACCGGCGCACCCTCTTTCCACGATTCAAAAATATACTCACGGGATTGATAGAAAAAATCTGTATTATAATTTGAAATTGCCCCGTCAATCCATGACGAATAAACAGAGACCAATGTGTCAACAATAAAATCAAGAGAGTTGTTTTCTGCACAAATATCTTCAATAAGGCGCTCGTATACTGCGCCGATTGTCCAATAATCCGGAACTGCATAACGGCACCGTAAAACATTATCAAAGTCTCCGGAGGTTATATTATAAATGGATATAACTTCATCGGCAATTTTTTCAATCGGTTCGCAATGAAGTGTGTCTGCATCTTTATAAAGTCTTTTTATATTGTTTTTCCCAAGTTGATGTACAAGATTTGAGCGTTCAATTTTGCAGAGGCGGCCGATATATTCCAAAAGACTGCACACATAAAATAACGAACTATTATTTTTCATCATACACCTCGTAAGCTGTCTTGAAAGTTAATGTCTCCAATGCTCGCGCTGTATGAAAACTTATCTGATGGGTCGGTTTCTTGAATTTTGCAAGTTCCCAAAATGCAGATCGGGAGATTTTACCATCAACGAAATCCTGAACATAATTGAAGATAGTATCGTTCGCCATAGGGCCTTCCACTATGTCATAATCATGAGATTTTCCCCTCCGGCAATCAATGATAAAATCAAGCCATTCTTCTGTCATCTCCGGAAAGTTCAACATTTTTAAGGAGATATCCTGAACATATTCATATTCGTTCACTATTCCTTTTCCGGAGAATCTCACTGCCCATCTTTTAGCCTGCTTGCTTATAAGCGTACAATAAAAACCAAAGTAAAAGTCTTTACTATACCGGAGAATGCGGATTTCCGGGTTTTTTACAATTTCCCTGCTTCCGTGATAAAGTATCATCTAATAGGTTCCTTTGGTAACTATTATAATTGAGATTTGGCTTTCTGAAAACATACTGCATTATCTGTAACCTGAACAACGGTTTGTTTGAACCGGGTGCGGCTTCTCGCCTACGCTCTGTGCCGGAGGTGGTGATTACATAAAAAAACCGCTCCAGGAGTATGCAAGATGGAGCGGTTTAAAATAGAGTATAAATCATTCACACTTATCAATACTTTTACGAACGCCTTTGACTTATAGCAACCTCCTTACAAGAAAGTTCTTGTATACTGTTATGTTAGCAAAAGATTACATTAATGTCAAGCATATATAACAAAAATAACAAAATAATTTTTACTTGCTAGTCCTATCGATGAGATTATGTTATAACACATACATGGATAGCAGGGTAAACGCATCAGGAATTTCTTGAATATCCCCGCAGAATGATGAGGCTGTTCAACCAGAATTTCGCCGC